TTATCTTATCATGAGTATTATCTTTTATTTCATCCCATTTTGGTACATTTTTATATTCTTGTATAGTACCAGTTTGAACATTACCAGCTTCTACAAAAAGTTCCTTAGATCTATTTATTAGAATCATGCGAGCCGTCTCGTCAAAACGTATAGCTCCGGCTCTTAAAGTTTCTGCTTGAGCTATGCCAGATGCATTTTTAAGAGTATTAACGGTATTAATAAATCTATCTACAGCGTTATCTACTGGCTTTTTTAGTCCGCTAACAATTGACTCGATACCAGCTGCAAATCCACAAATTCTTGCAATAAGAAATTGTATTTCAGAAATAGATGGATTATCAAATAATGAAACAGAGTAATCAATCATACCTTTAATTTTATTTTCAATTTTTTCCATGTTTTCTTTTGAGAAAAATTTTGTGATAGACTCTTGTAATTCACTTATTTTTTTACCGGCTTTATTTTGTATTGAAGTAACTACATCTGATAATGCTTCAGCCACATCAAAGTTTTTTATTGCATCTTTTATTTTATTAACTGCACCCATAAGTGCTTTAGTTACTTTTTCTTTGATCGCCTCAATAAGAGCTTTAACTTTAATCGCATCAAATAGAGCTTTAAGCGGATCTTTAATATTTCTAATCTTTGATATAAATGATAAAGCATCACCGATTAATCCTCCTACTTCTCCAATTAAAAAGAAGAAACCTCCTATTGCACCAAATACATTTGGCATTAAAGAACAAAAACCTCCCATGACTGAGTCTGCAAACGATTCTGTATAAAAATCATCTAAGGATTTTAAAAACTTAGGTGTTTCAGTACTCGCACGATAATTCGCACCAGTAGGAGATGTACTATAATCTGAAAGATATTGCGCAAACTCAAACGGTGTTATAGGTCCAACCTTAAGTCTTTCATTTAAAGTTGTATAATTTGGTACTTGTAAAACAATTCCTGTATTAGTTAGCGTACTGTTTAGGATATTAAGATTATCATAAAAAGTAGATGAACCATGTTTTTTAACAGCTGCAGAGATAGGATCATCTTGCGCAGTAACTGTCATGTTTTCCTTAAACCCAGCTTCGAATATAGCAATCTGAGAAAGAGTAAATTCTCCGTTTTGATTAGAAGAAGCTGTTGAAGATGATATTTCAACGCGTCCTTCATCGGGTGTTAAACAATTGTCGATACTCATTGCGGTCCTCCGCTAAATATTGCTTGTCTTATTTTTATATCGTCTAGTACACTAACAAATCTTTGAACCATGTTTGGTTTTGCAGCGTTTAAACCATCACCATCATAAGCACTTTTACCAGTATTAGGTCCTGTAACTAACGGTAAACCTGCCCATTCATGAGCAAGATTATTTGCAAAGTTTTCTAAAGACAACTTACCTTCCATAAATCTATTTAATCCGCGACCTTCAATTAAAGCAATAGCAAGCTTGTCTTGATTTTCTGGAGTAAACAAATCTGAAGCTGATAGACCAGCCCTCGTATAAAGCGGTGTTCCTTTAGGAGAATTAGGATCGTTATTATTTGTATTTCTTAACGTATCTTCTATAATTTGATATCTTCCTACTGCCTCAGAGCCAACATCTGCATCTATTGACTCTTGCCAATCTAATATTTCTTGAATAGTCATCTTAGTAATAGCTTGAACAGGATGCATGCTTGTTGGTATTTCTCCGTATATAGAATCATAGCCGTAAGCTTTAGATTCTACTTCATTAATTAAATCTAATAATGGAGACAACGCGGTTTTAGTAACAGTAGTTTGCGGTGTTTTTGAGTCATAAATTTGTGCTGAACTTTGATTTTCGGCATCATCGTCTTGAGAAGCAAGACCACTAGAACCCATAGAACCAGTTTCTGTTACTGGCATAATGCTTGTATTTTGTACTACTGGCTCTGGAGCTTCGATTGCTGATGCATCTTTTGATGCTTCAGCTTCGGCGGCATCATCTGGAGAAGACGCTCCTCCATTAGCCATACTAACATAATCGTCAATATAAACTGTTTGGCCTCTTACGTGTACATTGCCATCAGAACCTAAAATTAACTCAGCATCTCCTTTAATATTAAATGCATCTGTTCCTTTAATCGCGATATCAGCACCGAATATATCAATTTCAGAAGTACCTTTAATCAATGTTTGATCACCCAATATATTTAAAGTGCTTAATGCTTCTAACCAAACTTTATCAGATTTAACGTATAGCCCTTCACCAGAAGAAACTTGCATTTCTTTTCCAGCTTTAATAGACATAGTACCTACATTCGCTTCCAATTTAAGATCAGCTGATCTCATTTGAGCTTGTACACCAGCAACCATCGTGTATTGATTACCAACTGAATGCAAATGGTTTCCATGAACTAATGTCTGTAAGTCACCAGTAATCTCTTCTGTTTTATCACCGTTTACTTTTACATAAGCATTACCGTTAATAGTTACTGTACTAAAACCAGATCCTGCTCCGCCAATAACAACATGAGAGTTTTTATCTATGACGTCGAATTGATCTGAAGTGCTTTTATTAGTTACAGTACCTCTTGAATCAATTTGAATATAAGAGCCTTCGTTATGATATATCATAATTCTTTCGTGACCAGGCGTATCATCCAATTCTATACTATGTCTGCCTGATTTAAATACTCTATTAAATGGATATTGAGCATCATATGCGGCTGTTGGTTCTGACCAAGTTCGTTCTTCATCTCCTGCAAATTGCACATCTTCAATTTTATTTGACTCTTGATCTACTATATACGTTTCATCTATGTTTTCACCACGAGATAGTCTATCATTTTGCGGTTGACCAAAGTCTTCAGGCGCAGCTCCGCGTGCAAGTAATTCTCCGTTTCTTCTAGGAATTTTGCCATATCCATCTGCTTCTGGATCTATAATTTGTGTAGGCTGTGTAGGTATTAAACCTAAAATCATTGGTTGTTGTGCGCCTCTACCGTCTAAGAACACACCAAATACCCACGAATTTACTGCAGGTAAACCTAAACCCGGCGTACCGTTTGGATCATAGTCACCTTTTACTATTAACGCCCAAGGCAATTCATCTGTAGGTATATCTTTATTTGTTCCATGTATACCAAACGCACGAACTCTCGCTCTACCTTCGGCTCTAGGATCTACTATATCCTCAATAATACCCATAAAAAATAGCGGGTCTCTAATTCCTGCACCATAATTACTCATTGGCTATACCCTTACTCCATCCGTATTTAATTAGTTTTAAAGCACAACCTAGAGTACCGCTGTCATCTCTTGAATGCCTTACCGTATGTACTAAATATTTACCAGATAATGTTTTATTAGATTCAGGAGCATCCAACCCATCTAAACCTTTAATAGATAAATTAACTACCATTCCTGGAGCAATATCTAGTCTACCCTTCATCGAAGCAGCCACAGTTGTTTGATTTAAATGGTGCTGATAAGATAACTTATTAGATACAATAGTTGGAATAAATCTATCAACGTGCAATGAACCTGGAATATCACCGTTTTGATTATAATTTTTAAACACAAAAAAGTTTCTTGCATTTTCTTCAGTAAATGTTTCTTTTCTAAACACTTCTGAATGAGGATCATCTTGTAAATCTACACTATTACCAGACATATCTATAAAGCCTGCGTTCTTATCATAATTAAAATTATTAGGCACAATCTTTTTTCTTATCAAATCTATTTCAGTTACTTTGCTGGTATAACCACCACTAATAATATCAGAAGCGGTATTTAAACCTTTAGAAGCAACTTCTAATTTTTCAATTCTATTAACCTGATCGTTAGGTTTTCTCGGATCAATAGAAGATGCAGGACTATAAAATAAATCTACCAAATCTTTTCTTCTTGCAGACTTGATTAGATATTCGTCAGTTACATAATAAAAGTTATCTAAGGTTTCGAAAAATTTAAAAGAAGCAGAAGGTGTTTCAGGCTGAAAGCTAAGATTTTGTATAAACTGCATTGCTTCAGTCGGCATATAGTCAGGAATAATTATATCAGTCAAATTAGCTGTTGGTTGTATGTAAAAGCTTCTGTCAGGTTCGTCTATAATAGGCATTCTATACGCTGCATAACTCAAAGTTTTAGTTCTATCGTTTTTATCTAAATAATCTTTTTCGCCAAGTTTAGAGAAATAAGTATCGAATATAATTTTAGCAATTTGATCCATACTCTTTTTGCTATAAGATTTGGTAATTTTTCTCTTAAAAGCGTTATAACTAATTTTTGAAATAAAATGCATTGTATACAATACTTGACCTCCAGATTCTGAAGGAACAATGCTATCAATTCTAAATACTTGAGCCTTTAGATTTTTTTCAGTGCCAAGATCCATACTACTTATTTTTAAATCTATCTGCTCTTCACCTCGCAAAGGAAATGTTTCCATAAAACCTATACCGTCTAAAATCTTTAATTTACCAGAATAAC